CTGAAAAGGTAGGCGGGAGCCGAAGCCCCCGCTCACGAGATCTGGATCACGCCGTTTACCGCCGAGAAGTCGAGCGTGAAGCTGTCGCCGTCGTTCAGCGTCAGGCTCAGGCCATAGTCGTAGTAGCCGATGAGCGGATCAGCCGGCGAGGTCACGGTGTCGTCGTAGAGATAGACATAGCGGAACGGGCCGACATCGCCGCCGCTGGCCGAGAGCGTGATGTCCGCGAGGACCAGCTTGTAGGTGCCGCCGGTCTGCGTCGAGGATGTCGTCGTTACGTTGCGGCTCGAGCAGTTGGTGTAGCTGATCTGCGTCACGTTCGCGAGGACGCCGTTGCCGTCGGCGGTCGGGTTGCTGGACTCCGAGCCGGGCGCCGTGTTGCTGAGAGCGACGACGATCTGATCGCTTTCGAGGTCCATGTTGTGAACAGCGTTCAGAACGAAATCGTTCACCTTGTTGAAAGTAGCCATCGATGGTCTCCTGGTTGTGAGGTGCGCGCTAGCCTTAGTCTACACGATTTCACATTGGCGGTATAGGCCACGCAGGATCACGAGGGTCGGCGGTGTTGGCCGGCAGATCACGCAGCGCCTGCCGGTAGGCGGCCCACGCAGCACGGTCTACCGGCGCGTCGTCGGCTTGCGTCCAGTCGCAGGCGGCGAGAAGATCGTTCCGTCTCTTGCGGAACTGAACCATAGCGAACTGTAACTCGTTTCCCTCTACTTCTTCTGCGTTCTTCTGCACTGGTTTCCCATCGATGACACGATACAAGCGCGCAGAATACTCACCTTCGATCGCGGGTTGGTTCAGTTCGATATCCCCCGGCCTCCCGTCGAAGGTGCAAATGATGTCGCCAGTCTGCGGGTTGTATTTAGTCCATCGCTTCATCTGTATCTCCGCAGCAAAGTCATCTGCACATCAGCAGAAGGAGAAGTCACGTTGGTGATGTTGCTCACGGTTACGGTGGCGCTCCTAAACCCAACGGTCGCAGATTTAGAGCCGGAAAGAGTATGGAGGCCAAGGCAGTGATTGCCTCCTATCTGTGCGCCGCTCATCTGAACCCCGTCGATGTCCAAGACGAATGTCACGCTGCTTGACGAACTTGACGTGCCGAACATCTGTATCGTCGCAATCACGATGAAATCGCCGGCGTAAGAAAAAAGCACAGATGTAGCAAAAGTATAAGGACCAGCGCCTGATTGTGAGGCAAAATCAAAGAAGCTGCTTATCGTTATGCTGTCTCCTGCGACCTTGAGTGTATCAATAGCCGCGTTCTGGATCTTGGCATTGCTGATGAGCGCATCGCCGATCTGCGCCGCCGACGTGATGATCCCGCTCGTTGCAAGCAGGCCGCCCGTGATCGTGTTCGCCACGATCTTGTCGCCGGTGATCGTGTTGCCGGCGATGTTGCTGGCGGTGATTGTGTTGGACGCGATCTGCGTTGCGGTGATCGTGCCGGAAACGATGTTGCTCGCGGTCAGAGTGTTAGCAGCGATCCTATCGCCCGTGATGGTGCCCGCTGCGATGTCAGCAGCTTGGATTGTGCCTGCCTTAATGTTCGCGCTCTCGATAGTCTCGGCTGCGATCTTGGCGCCGGTAATCGTGCTTGCGGCGATCTCGGTAGCAGTGATCGTGCCCGCTGCGATGTTGCTGGCAGTCAGTGTGTTGGCTGCGATTTTATTGCCCGTAATGGTGCCTGCGGCGATGTCATTCGCCACGATAGCGCCAGCCGCAATGTTCCCGGCCTGCACCGCTCCCGCCGCGATTTTCCCGGCGATCACAGCCCCTGCGTTGATTTTTGCTGAGGTGACAGCATTAGAGGAGATCTTGGTCTCGGTGATGGCGCTCGTTGCGATCTTGGCCTCTGTCGCAGCCCCAGTAGCCAGCTTTGCTTCTTCGACCGCCGCATTAGCGATTTTCGTCGTGGTAATGGCAGCAGCGGCGACCTTTGCTTCGGTAACAGCGAGAGCCGCAAGTTTTTCTTCTGTCACTGCGCCTGAAGCGATTTTGCCAGCCTCGACGGCGGCATTAGCAATCTTCGTCACGGTGACGGCATTGGCCGCGATCTGCGCTTCGCTGATGGTGCCCGTCAGATCAACAGTCGGAACAGCCGCGGTCCATGCCGAGCCGGTCCAGCGATACAACTTGTTGTCGGTCGTCAGGAAAACGAGCCGGCCTTGGAAGTTCCCAGTCATCGGCAGGCTGGTGACGATCTCCGGCGCCGACAGGCCAGCATCCTGAAACAGCCCCTTGATGCCGTTCTCGAAGTCCTCGTCGCTGATGTAAACCGCATCCGTTGTGACTTCGATCCAGCTAGACCAATCCGACGGCCGGTCCATCACATAGCGCCCGCGCACCTCGTAGACTGTCGAAGGCAGGATGCCGTCCGAGACAACCGCAAAGCCCTCTCGCGCGCTGAAGACGCCATAGAAGATCACCGCCGCGCTGACCTTGAGCCTGATCTCGATCTGCACGAACTCAGCATCGAGCGCAGAGGTGCCCGTCCACGCAGCCCTGATGGCCGGCCGGCGGTCCAGCCCCAGCCCGTCCCTGAGCGTCAGAGCCGTTGCCGTGAAGCCTTCCACAAGCTGCGCTGCGGGCGCGGTAAGCCCTGTATCGCTCGCGGGCGTTGCTGGGTCTTGGCCCGACGACCAGTTGTAATCCGCGCTGTCTCGCTCGCGGACGTAGATCTCCTGCAAGAGCGACATCGGGCGATCGACGAGTTCGATCACCTCGAAGATCTTCGTCGTGTAGCCGTTGCGGGCCGAGGTCCAGGAAATCGTGTCGAGCGGTTCGAGGATGGCGGCAGATGGCGGCAAGACGATGCGGTGAGTGCGGAAGCGCCGGTTGTCTTCGATGTAGCCATTCATCAACTGCTCGACCTGCTGGATGTAAGGGCAGGCCGGGAACGTCATCTCGATCGGCAGGCGGCGCCCGCCGTCTTCTGTCTCCCATGTCGCGTTGTAGATCGGCGGTGCCTCGCGCGGGTTGTAGAGGCTGACCGGCTCGGGATAGGTGCCGGTGATCGCGTTGTAGGTCTGCTCGAGGCCGGGGAACGGCAGGAACTCCTGCGGATCGGTGATGACGATGATGTCATCAGTGATGCTGAGAACCGACGCGGCAGGCGCGCCGACGCGGATGCGGAAGATCCCGCCGTATTCGCTCACCTGGCCGTGGCAGACCTTCAGCAACTCGTCGATCACATCCGAGGGCGATGCGCTGACATCCACCTCGAAGCCCGCGCGATATGTCTTGCGGCTGCCGATGAGAACGTCGCAGGCATTCATCGCCGCGGCCCAGTTGCTGTAGGGCAGATCGTCTGCGGTCATCTCGCCACCGTAGATCGATCCGTCCGGCAGTTCGATCCCGCGCATGATGTTGTAGATCATCACCACCGGGTTGTCGCTGAATGCCCACGTTGATTGATCGTTGAACCGCTGCGAGCCTGATCCGCCTGCCGTGCTGTCTGCCCGAGGATCGTAGAGCGGGATGCCCGTGATCTCGAAGCGCACGCTGGGGAGGTTGTTGAACAACTCGCGGTTGTAGAGGAACGTCATCACCGCATAGGCCGTGTCCGTCCCGATCGCCGTTGAGTTCCAAGGGCGATCCGGGTGCGAGGCATACTTGGCGACAAGCATAGCATCGGCTGCCGTCTGCGTGCCGTCGTAGAACTTGACCCACGCATGATCGGTCGTGCTGACCCGGAACTTCAGCAGCGGATCGCCGTAGTCAGGATCTGCGGTCGTGTCGAGCGCGGAGTAGTCGTCGTTGACGATCACGCGGCTGAGAGCCACGCCGGGGAAGTCGCTGATCTGGATGATGTAGTTGAGGTAGGCGTTTGGCGTCTCGCCCGATGCGCCGTGGCTGTAGGGAGGTGCGACAAGATGCCCCGCCGTCGCATAGGTGCCGATGATGAACTTCTGCGGAACCGTTCCGCCAGTCGTCGTGACATCGGTCTGGATGCCTGCCTGCCGGATCTTCGGCTTGGGAGATAGCGCACGGGCGAGCAGCGACAGGCCGACCGAGAGCGCGGCATTGACGATGAAGCTGTTGAACACCGACGCGGCCGCGAAGGCAGAGACCGCCGCATAGGCGCCAGAGATAGCCGTGCCGATCGCCGTGAATGTGGCCGCGATTGCTGCTGCTACCTGTGGCATTAGCGCACCTCAAAGGCCCTGTCGGCCTGCTCAAGCATCACGATCCCGAAGCCCGTCTCGCGAAGCACGAAGACATGCTCTCCTGCGACGATGCCTAGAGCATCACCGACTGCCGCGAGATCGCCGATCTGCGCGAAGGCAGGATGCACCTCGGGGAAGTGAGCAGCCACCATCGCAACGTGGTCCTCATAACCCTGCGCCGCGATCAGCTTCTGCCCCGCCTTCATCGTCTTGTAGCGCCCGCGGTATTCCTCGGCGAGATCCCGGCCCGTCGAGACCTTGACCCACTCAGCAGCGCAGAGGGCGCAGTCCCACTCGCCCGGCTTAAGCGCGCGCGCCTCGTTCTCATTGATGAACGCTTGCAGAAGACCGGGCTTCATTCCTGCGGCACCTCCATGCCCTCGCGCTTCTCGCCCCACCAGACGCCGACCTGGCCGCTGATGTCCGCATAAGCACGGAAGGTGTCGGTTGCAGACCGCTCACGCATCGCCGCATCGGAGCGATAGAGCGCCAGCGGCTTCGTCAGCGCTCTGGCCGCACTCGCGACCGAGATCACCGCCTTGCTATCCTCGCCGCTCGTCAGCTTCACGCCGTTGACCCAGCCCTTCATGACCCGATAGGGCGTGCCAACGAGCGAGCCTGTGGAGAGGCTGAACAGCGCGCGGTGCATCTCGACCGCAGCCAGACGCGCGTCATAGGTCCGCAGCAACTCCTCGACCTGCGGGCTGATCCCGCTCATCGTGATCTGGTGGATGCGGACACTCAGCCCAACGCCTGCGGTGATCGGCTCAATGTCGAGCAGGCTTCCTGCCCCGTAGTAGGTCCGCGATGTGCCGATCGTGAAATTCTGGTGGTCGTCGCCGTTCCAGATCCCGATGGTCTCGGCCGCGCCTGTCGATCGGTTGCGAGCCGTGAACCAGACAAGATGCCGCGCCACGATCCCGTCGAGCGCGTCGATGTAGGTCTGCGTGGAGCCGTCGTAAACGCGCACGGATCACCTCAGCGTCTGAATGAACTCGAACGACATGCCCTCGGTATAGGTCCTGACCGTCGTGCCGTAGCTGACGCCCTGGAGCAGCACCGCCTTGCAGACCGGCTTGACGAGCGTCACCGTCGCATCAACCGCAGCCCCGGAGCGGATGAGCGGCGTCACTTCGAACTCGGGCGTCACGCCTGAGCCATTGGCCGTCGCCGCCTCCACCACCCGGTGGAGGGCATATCGCGTCGGGCTGCTGCCATAGGTGAACGAGAGCATGTCGCCGACCGAGATCACATAGCTTGCCGGCAGGCCCTTGAGGCTCAGTTGCCGGTTGTCCACGTTGAGCGAGTTGATCTGCACCGTGTTCGCGCCGAGCGTCGACCCAGTCGGATCTAGCTTCGGGCCGACGCGCCGAGGATCGCGGGCGAGGAACGATGAGCCAGGCCGCTTGAGAACGCTCACCAGCGCCTCGATCGCCTGCGCGTCAGCATGGGTGCGCGGCACAAGGTTGAGCGTCCCACGCCATAGTGAAGCGCCGAGAGACGCCTTGAGGATCGTGCCGTCGGCCATCTGGCTCGTCTCGATGGGCAGCGTGTCCTCGAAGGTGCAGGAGGCCACACCGAGCGTGTCGTAAAACGCCGCAAGCGAGAGCGGGAATGTGAGCGCGGTCATCCGACCCTCCGAGGATCAGCCGCGACGCGGCGCTGCGTGGCCGGCGCGACGAGACGATCATACTGCTGGATTCCAGCCTGCACCACCTGCACGGCGACTCCCTGCGCCTCGGTCCGCACGCGCGTTGCGAAGCCCGGCGCCTCCTCGACGATCACACGCACCATCCCAGCCGCTCCGCCGCGCGTATGGTCGATCACTGTCTCGTTGGGGTGGAGGATAGCCGGGAAGCCGCCTCGGCCGTCTATGCCCCCGCTGCGCGATCCGAAGCCTGTGAAGCCGCCGCCTTCCATTGATATAGAAGGCCGAGGCGGTGGGATCAGGACTGAGTTCGGGCCAGGTGCTGCGGGATTGAGGAATGGCCCGAAATTGCCAAACAAGCTCATGAACGCACGCTCGGCCGCCATCGCCGCGAGGGATGCGACAAGCTGACTCACCGCCTGCCGCGCGCTTTGCGCCCCGGTCACGAAGTTGACGAAGGCATTTTTCGCTGCCTGCCCGACGCCGTTCAATGTTCGTTCGACCTTAGTCGATGACAGGTCAACTACCTCAAGGGCCGCGGCCGCATTTTTTGCCGCTTCTTTTGTTTGCTGAAGGCCACGCGTAATGGGCAAGCCATCCTCTCCGACTTCAGTCCATCCCGGCAAATTGTTCCAATCTATTGGCGGCTGAGAAGCCTGCATTTCTGCGCGCAATTTTTTTAGTCTCTCTCGATATTGATCTAGTCCTTTAGTAATGCGCGCTATAATATCTGGGTTTGTTT